CAGAATTTTTCTCCTTCAATTTTATATTCTGACTCATAAGTAAATGGAATTAATTGTTTTAAATACCATAACATACTATTCACCACCTTCACCATAAGCTCCACCCATATTCTTCTCCTGCTCCTGCTGTTCTTCCAATATTTCAGCCATAAGTTTTTCAGGGTCTTCTACGCCCATATTATCCATTTCTCTTTTAACAGAACTTAGTCCAGCCGATAGTTTCTCTATGGCAATCTCAACTTCTTCCTTTTCATTTAGAGGCACTGGCATGTGCGTAATAATTTCAATATCTGCATCTTCAGGGTAAGAATAAGACTCGTAAATTGCCCTCATTTTCAAGCTGTCTTTATACATCTGTTCCAGCTTAGGCTTCCAGATAGTATTTTTGGTGTTGGTCTTAGATATCATCGAGGCAAACATAAGCTTTAATGCCACTCCGCTAAGATTACCAAGTTTTGTAACTATTTCGGGATTTATCTGTATTACATTGGAGAGTTCAAACATTATGTTTTTTAGATTGTCTATGTGATTTTTTAAGGTTTCCCTATACGCAAAACCAGATTCAAGTTTAAATATATCAGGCTTCACATCACCTGTACCGGCACTTATCAAGTCCCAAACTGCGCCTGGCTTTGTCTTGGGTTTACTCTTATTACCTTTTGCATCAGTAAACTGTTTGATATTAAGCATTATAGTTATAGCAAACATCTCAAAACGCAATGCATCTGAACTATCAGAATACTTTTTATTAAGCTCATCAATTATCGGTATTAAGTCTATAAGTTCGCTATATCCCCATACCATACCAAGTGCAGGATTGTTGGGGATAATATAAACTGGTATAAAATCAAGATACTTATTGCCATTACCAAGATAGGTAGGTGCTTGTATAACTTCCTCTACTTTTAGATTTAGCTACCATTAACCATCTCAAAAGTCTGCTTCCAGATAATATCATCACTTTTAAATGCTACAAAATGAACTTTAGTCAGTTTCTCATAATCATCAAATTCAGTTATCGGAAAACATTCTATTCTTGGCCGGGGTAAAAATCTTATACCAATCTCATCATCATAGACCATCTTAAATACTACCCCACCAGAAGTATTAGCTTCTTTGGCTGCCTGTTGTAGTTTCAGGTCCATATTATTTACTTTGTGGATATCATACAAGTCTTTTTCAGTTGCCTCGACTTTCTTCTCATTGGATTTTTTATCGGTACTCATAGCAATATCAATAGGCTTCTCAAACTGCCAATTAGCTAACTTGTCCACTATATAGCGGGAATAGTTTATCGGTATCTGTGCAGGTTTTCTTTCAGTAGTTTGTTTAAATTCGGGATATTTTTCTATAATGTATTTAAATGAATTGTTTTCATAATAATCAGCATATTTTATTAATCTATTCAATTGCTCTATCTGTGCTTCAGTAAAGATTGAATATGCTTCGTTTCTTGTTTCTTCTGGATAAGCCAACCTTATTAAATTCCGTAAATCTACCATAATTTCCCCTAATAAAAAAGCACTCAAATTGAATGCTTAATTTAATATTTAGTTTTAAATTTAAGTTATATTATTTTATTATATTTTCTCCGATTTTCCCTTATCCATAAGGGTTGTAAATTCTCTAAACTCCAACATTTTTTAAAGTCCTCATCTTCGTAAGATTTAAAATTAAAACTAGATACTGGTTTTTGATGGTCAATTTCCCAACCACTTTTACCATAATTACTCCAGTTCATTCCAGACTTAAATAATTTTTCCAAATGAGTTATTAACTCTTTTAAAGTAAAATTAACTATATTTTCCCAATGCTTACCACTTTTACCATTTTTGTTATTTCTTAATGATTGCCAAATAGCTACTCTAATACTGCTATTTAGGCAATAAAATAAACTTTTCCCTTTTCCTTTATAAAATTTTTCCCTATACCCTTTTATTTTTTCTGGATTATTTTTTCTATATTTTTTATGGCTTTCTTTTACTTTTTCTGGATTATTTTTCGCCCATTTATAACCAAGTTCATTATGTCTCTCTTTATTATTCTTATACCACTTAGCAGCATTTTCTTTACATTTTTCTGCATTATTTTTATAATAATTCTTATTATATTCTTTAAGATATTTACTTCTACACTTTTTAGTTTTCATTTTACCTCCTAGTAAGGTGGGGAGCATTTACTAGGATACTCCCCTTATTATTATATTATAATTATAACATATTTACTAATTAAATTCTAGCGAAAACTAAAGTCTGCAAGCTTGGATTCGCCTGTGGTATTAAATCTTGAGTACGCCCCATAGCGAATTGAGTCGCAAAAATGGTCATTAAATTTAACTGGTTCTTCCATTACATTACCATTACCGTCTTTGTCCTCCCTACGCTTATAAGATTGGAGTTCCTTAATCCCATTTGTGCTTTCAGCGGTAACTCCGAGCATACGGGTCTTGCAATAATCTATTCCGGCTGTAACGTCTTTCTTGGCCTTATGAACATTAAATCCTGCATGGTAAAACTCATTTATCCTATCCGGTTCTGACGGATCTGCGTAAATCTCTCTATATCTCTGCTCTACTGGTATTAACTTCTTCGCCCGTTCTATAAGTTCAGTATTGGTAAGCTTATCTTGGTATAAGAGTTCGTGTGCTATAAAGTCGTTTTCAACCCAATTAATCTCGGTCAAACAGGAAGGATTTGAAAAGCCAAAATCAAATCCATAAGTTATATCATCTACTTTCTTGCCATCTATAAACTTAACGCCTTCTTTTATCTCAACTTTGTTAAACGTCTTCCACTTACCATAGATAATATTTTCAAGTACGCCCCACTCACCGAGATTGTAAATCTTATAAAAGTTTTGGTCTATCTTTATTAAGTTTTCAATTTCCTTACGCCTGGTGATTGCCAGATATGGGTTATCCTTATATGTAGAAACATTTTCAACAGCATCATAATTACCACTATCAATAAGAATTGTTTTAATCCAGTGCAAAGCCGATACCGGATTAAATGACAGATACATCTGCCCATTCATTCTCATATTAAACTGATGAAAGTCCTCAAAAGTAAAGTCAATTGCTTCTTCAAGCCAGACGTCATCTGTTTGAAAACTCGCTACTTTGTGCGGATCGTCCAGGGACATAAAATATAAGATATTATCTTTTACTCTTAATTCCAGGTCAGTCTTATTTAGCTTATAAGGAATACCGAGAGAATCAACAATATCCATTGTTTCCTTGTATGCTGTTTTCTTTAGAGCAGGCAAAGTTTTTCTGGCTATTACAATTTGGCTCTATGGATTATTATTTCTACTGGTTCGGTTGTTTCAATTTCGGTATGGGTTTTATCGGGAATAAATTTTTTAATTACATTTATCAATACCGTATCGTTTATAAAAGCACGTTCAATTAATCTTTCAAATAGCTTTTTACCCTTTACGGTTTCGTAATTCTTGATAGCTTCTTCAAGTAAGGTTAAATAGTTTTTTGAACCTTTGGGTCTTCCGTCTGGATTGCCAGATTTACCCTTTTCAAAAGGTATTCCTATTTGCTGTTTTTCTGCTGTATTATCAGCATTTTTATTATCCATTATCATCACACTCAATTGTTACTTTAAAGCACATTCCGGCAAGTCCCTGTAATTTTAATATTGCTTCAACATCGCTTCTGGGTATATCTAATTTTATTCTTGCTCCATCTCCCTGACCATCAAGATTGATAGCACTTTGTATTGGCGGGAGTGAAGCTATAAAAGTTATTTTTTCCATAATTAATTAAGAAATCAATTTATCAGATAAATATATATTGTTGGGCGTTCCAAAATATTTAATTCCAAACTCTAACTCTAATTTCTTTATAAACTTCTTGGCTCTTGTAGCGTTCTTAAACTTCTTCCATAATCTATAGTGTTTATCTAAGGTCTTCTTCTTATAAATCCTATTACCTAGTCTTGCTAGCAAACATACAGTTTTTTCTTTTGTTAATCCTTCTAAGTCTAAATTTAATTCTAGGATTTTTAACATAATTTAGCTTTCCTTCCGAACACCTTGAGCTTATCCACCCACCCGACCAACTCATCTAGTTGAGTTTTACTTTTCATCTAAACTTATTGCATCATATAAAGCATCTTTTTTACATAATCTAACATAATCTAATAAATGATTTTTAATCGCTATTAGTGTTTTACTTTTATCATCTATAAATAAATGGTTTTTAAATAGCTGCCATAATTTTAAATTTGCTTCTTGCATTAAATCCTCAAATTCAATACGGTAATTGTTAGTATTATTTGAAACACTTTTACACAATTGCATAATATCTTTTTTATATGATTGATAAATTGAATTAAAATCCATTTATTCCCTCTACTTATAAATAACGATTTATTTCGAAACTTTACGCAAAAATATTTTTATGCTTTTGATATAATTATTAATAGTTCTTTCCGAAGTCCTCAATTTTATGGCTATTTCCCAGTTGTAATATCCTATTGCCTTATAAATTAATGATGCTCTTTTGTTTAAATTTTTTATCTGTTTGAGCATTATTTCTGCATCTACTTTCAATACAACAAAATCTTGAAATGTATTTTCTGTTTGAACTTTTTTAGCTGGAATAAAAAGTCTTGAAGCGTTAGGAACATAATGGAATATGAGATACAATCCAGTTATAAATTCTTTATAGGTCAAATATCGCCTCCTTTCAAATAAAAAAGAGGGACTATAAACCTTTTGGCTTATAATCCCTCAATTCAAATTCCTTTAATGAGAAGATTAAATATTAATTTGTGATTTCAATTCCTATTTCATTTTTATCTTTTGTATACGATTTTATAAATTTATCAAATTTCCAGTTCTCTATTTTGAAAATTAGGGTGGCTTTTCTATCTCGGTTTATTTCTTCTTCGAGTTCATCTATAACTTTGTGCAATTGGTCAGATATAGATTTCATCGAGTGGATATTATAACTTTATTTTACAAAATGCAAGTTCCTTCCTTTTCCAATAGCATATAGCCTATTCCCCCAATTATTGTGAGTTTCTGTTGTTTGTGTATAAAATTCCATATCTGCTTCCAAGTCCCGGTTAAGCTGCTTGAATAAGTTTTCTATGCGCTTTTTGGCCTGTTTATGTTCGGTATTATTACCGGTTATTTTTATTATATAGCTTTTTGTTTTCATTTAATTTTAATCAATTCTTTTATTTTGCCAAAGAAATTCCCAACCATAAACTTAAAATTACTAAGTCTTATTAACAATCTAAAATGAAATGAAGATTTATATAATTTCAGCATACTTTCATTAAATTTTAATAAAATATCACCAGCCTCTCTAAATTGAGAAATGAATTCCTTTGTTACATCTGAAAATTTGTTACCCGCCTCCACTAATTGGACTTTAGTTATTTTAATATTTTCTGGTAAATCTATATCAAATGTACTTCCTTTAATTTCTATTCTCTTTTTCATTTTTCACCTCCTCCAAATCCTTTCCAATATCAATAAAATCTTCCAACCTCTTTCCTATATTGTATATATACTATATAGGATTGCTACCCTCTTTAAATATTCCAACACCTTATCATAATCTTTGTCCCATACTTCATTTTTCTTTTTAAGCAGATATTCATAATCATCTGGACGAGCCCTTAAAAACCAATCCATAAACCAGATAGAATCATTATGGGCTGAAAACTTGCCTGCGGTATGATGATTGGCACACAATAGGCAACCATTTCTTATATCCCACCTTAATTTAAAATTTCTTCTACCGATTACATGGTGAGGATGATTAGCCTTAAATGTTCCACAGACTTCGCATTTACCTTTAGAACGTATTATTTTACTCCATAACTTGTCACATTTATTCTTTAATGTTTTTCTACTTGGTTTTTTTTTAGTCTTTACTTTCATTTGTTAAATCTGGAATTATTATTTTGATTGGAGTAGATATATTAATATCTCTTTTTTTATCCACAATGGGACTTACCACAGAGCGACTTAATAAATAAATAATATCCTTATCTCTATCAAATTTCCTCAATAAATATTTACTTACATATCTTATTATTTCCATCATTCTTCTTTATCCTTCTCCCCCTTTATAGATTGAAATATCTTCCCCTTCTATTAATTCGCTTTCACACTTAGCATATAATTCATCAAGTATTAATTTTAAACTTTTGTCATCTAATAAAATATCATCAATAAATTCTTCATAATCATCTAGGGAAATGGATTGTTTAAATTTTACTTTCCCTCTAGCTACCAATTTAAATTCTTTTTCTATTAGGAATTTGATGTAATTTTTTATCTCCTTTCCCGTAGCCAATAAGGTTCCATAACCCATTTTTAATTCAGCGCTATCTGGGTCAATTTCGTGTAGCGCATTATTTAATTTTGTTAATATATCCTTTTCTACCTTATTCCAATTTATCATTATTGCTCCTTATCTTCTATAAATATTAATTTGCCTTTTTTGCCCCTATATTTATCAAGTAAATGATATAAATCCTCGTGCCTTAAATATTCTTCCCCTACTTTTGCATAACCCCACCCTAAAATCTCAACTTTCCCTTCTGCTATAACAACTCCTTCTTCTGGGATTAATTGGCAGATTTGGGTTATAGTATCTCCGCACCATTGTTCACCTTCCACACCAGCCCTTTCAAGTAATTTATAAATTAAATCTCTTACCTTTCCTTTAATTGTAATTTGCTTATTTGTTTTCATTTATCCTCACTTAATTTATTTAATTTATCCCTATCGGTTATATTTAACACCTTATGTATTTTTGCTTTTACATCAGGTGGAATTGTTGAATATTCATAATCATCTTCCTTGAATGTGTTTATTTCTGACCAATCCTTTTCTTCTTTACAATATCCTTTCAAATCCAATATATCCGCCAGGGTGGGGATCTTCCTGCAAAATCTTATACAGTCTTTAATTTTTTTATTCCAATTATCATTAGTTAAATCTTTGCAATATTTATACCAAATATCTGCTCTCCTTTTTGTCATCTCAAAATTTTTAAAAGCTATCTCTATTTCTTCAAGTCCTTCTTCAAACATTTTTCTTAATAGCATTATGTTGTTCTCCAATTCTCCTTTTTCTTATTATCTCCTAATACTTTATCTACTACCCAACTAAGAATAGCTTTATAATCTGATTTATAAGTCTTACCTTTAGAACCTTTATAGTTATCCAAAACAGTTATCATTTTTTTTGTGGTTTCTTCTCCATATTTTTCTATTAGTTTTTTATGTTCTGTTTCAAACATAATTACCGTATCAGCGTAATTTACTTTCTGTTTCTGTTTACTTTCTGTTTCTGTTTCTGTTTGTGTACTTTTGTCATCATTTATAAGGATAATGTTTGCATTTATTTTATTTATGTACCCATTAACTCCATTTATAAGGTATTTCTTTAACATTGGTATTTCCCTTCTTCTTTTAGTGGCTTCGACGTAAGTCATTTGTATTCTTTTAGATGTAAGTATTCCATATTTTTTAAATAACTTGTTATTAAATAAATTCCACTTAAGAGCATCGATCACAATTTCATTAACTTCTTTAAAATCCAATCCCACTTGTTTTGAAAATAATAATTGTGTCTGTTCGTTCCATTCATAATAATAGCCTTTATTGGCATATATTTTTTTAAACAATTTAATTATTATCCCAAAACCTGTAATATTATACTTAGCTTCTATCAAAGCAATTCTATCGTCTTGGTCAATGTTTGTATCTAAAGGGAAATAATCTAATCCCTCTTTATTTGGTCTTGCCAAATTTTTAAATCCTCTCTTATTAAAATTTTATGTCTTTTTTTATGACATTTTTTACATAATAAAATCCAATTATTAATATTGTGTTTACCACCCCTATAAATTGGTATTATGTGGTGTATGTTTCCATTAACAATTGTAAATGTTTGCTTCTCCCTTTTAGGACTTCCACCCTTATACCAATAGCCGGCCAAGACTTCTCCGCAATCAGAACATTTACCATTAAATTTCAGATATATTATAAGTTTTTGTTTATCTGTGAAATATGGTCTTGCCATTTATTCTCCTAAAAGTATTTCCCCACCACCAGCTAATAATAGCTAGTGCAATAATAAAAATTATAAATGCTATAATTTTAAACATTTGCATAATTCCTTTCTAAAAATTCTTCCCAAGTTATTGATCTAAACCAAGCCCTATTATTTACCCACCTGGAAAGCGGTATTAAATCTTTTCTTTTTGAATTGTTATAGCGCATAACATAGGCAACCTGATTGCGTGATCTTAAATAATTTGCCCTGAATAAATCTTCTTCAAATGTGGTATTAAATCCAGTAAGCATTAACCAGTTACAACGGTTAATTCCATTCTTTTGCAGCAATGTTATTGCTTTATTAACTGAATCAAAATAAGATAGTTCATCAAAAGCAAAATGTAGTTCTTTATGTCTTATGGATTTTAATTCATCTACTATATCCTGATCTAATAATCTACAATCCAATCCCTGATTAAAATCTAACCGGATCTTATTTTCCCTAGCTTGCCTACAAATTAATTTAAAATGTTTGGGTAGTGCCAGAATATTATTATCAAGTAAAATAATATCTTTACTTTTACCGTCCCATAAATCTAATAGATCGCCTACAATTCTAATTTTGCCTTCTTTCTCTGGCACAATACAAAATTCACAGCGTCTTATGCAGCCTCTGGTTGTAAAACCTAAATTAATGTGTGGTTTAATTTTTTCGATTTCTTCTGATAATTCAATATCAAGGCTATATCCACTGCCGCCAATTAGACATTTAGGATCATCTTGCCAGTCAAAGCATTTGCTTTTATTCCTTTCAAAAATACAGGAGATATAAACTTTATCTACTATTGATCTTGCGAGTGGCATATCCCATATAATTTCATCGCCTTTATTTAGATGATATTTTTCAATTTTTTTAAGTGCTAAATTTGGCATTCTCTTGCTATCTATATTAATTAATAAAATTTTCATAACTCATTTAATTACCCCCACAGGTACATTATCATTTACCCCAACTTCAAACGCTTCTTTTAAGCTATCACAATACAAATCTAATTTATTTCCTTTTATTAAATATCCACAATCCACGGCCAACGCTTCTATTATTTCGCCATCTAATTTTATAAATACGGTTTTTCCATAAGGGATAACTTCGGGGTCTACAGCTACAAAATTAAAATATTTTGTCCAATCTTTATTCAAGTTTAGTCCTATTGCAGTTATGTTGTTGCAGCCATCATCATATTGTGTATAAGCGGTAACTGTAAAATTTTGCCAATAAATGTAATGCTCCTTATATTTTTTATAAAGCTCATCATAACTGGCCTGTAGTTCATTATAGTTTTTAATAAGTAATTTATAGATTTCTAGCCTGGCTTCTTCTTTTTGTATTTCTCTATTCAGGTATTCAACTATAGTTTTATTATGCTGATTTTCTCTAACCAGGATAACCAGTATTAGTGTTGCTATTAGAGCTATTGAAATTAAGATTATTAATTTTCCATTCACCTTAATTCCTTTTCTCCACTTATTAATTCTGTTAAATCTTCGGCAAGGCTATCAAAAGCATCATCTCTTACTTTGTGTTTTTCTAATACCGCTTCTATTTTTCTTTTGAATTTTCTTCTTGTACCTACCACATATTTCTTCTTATAGTAAGCAGATAATCCTACAAAAACTAACCCATAAATCAATGGTACACAAAGCATTACACATAAATAAATAATATTTTCGGTTTCCATCATTCCTCCCTCTCAAAAAACACATTATATTTTTTACCTTCAAAAAATACTTGTCCTACTTTCTCCTGGTTCTTACATTTATTTTCATAATATTCTAATCGCTCAGCTTGCCTTATATAAAATTTTATTAGGTCTTCTTTGCTAAATTTTTGTAGTCTTTCAGGATTCATTTATTCTCCTTTGTATTAGAATTAATCTATGGTTCATTATCTACCACCTACAATATGGATTCTCATACCAAAATCTATGCCATAAATTTAATAGTATTTTTAGAATGTGTTTTAAGGTTTTCTTTTTATAGAATTCACACCAATAATCTCCAATTTTTAATCCCAACGATTTGCTTACATTTGAAATCTTTTCTACTCTTTTACTACACATTTTTTTAATTTCTTCTTTACTTGCTTTTTCATCAACCTTATTTGCAAATCCCCAGCAATAACCCAATGGGTCATTAGTAAAGGGATATTTGCATCTACTATCAGGATTTTTATATTTCTTATATGGCATTACTTCAACCTCCTGTTTAAAATTACATAAACTATAACTACTGCTATTAATGTTCCTAGAACTATGCATATATTTATCATTTAATTAACTCCATTTGCCTATAAGTATTTGCTAATCTCCTGTTTGCTATAATCAAAATTTAATACTTCCTGCCCCAATCTCTTAACTGCTATACCACAATATTCTTTTGATATTTCTATTCCGATACATTTACGGTTTAAATCCTTACAGGCTCTTAGTGTTGTACCTGAACCAAAAAATGGGTCAATGATTAATGCACCTTCATCTGAAAACATATTAAGTAATTTTTTTATTGGCATAATTGGCATTTCTGCTGGGTGATTTGTTTCAATATTATTTTTAGTATTAATAAAAAAATCTGTTTTAGGTGTTTTACCTTCACCATTGCTAACTAAGTATTGTGTATATAGATTAAGATTAAATGCACCGTGAGTTGTTGTATTTGGTGAATATTGAATTATCGTCCATTTATAACCAAGTGTCTTTTCAAATATTGGTAAAATTATATAACTAAACTTTGTGGGTATTTTCATAACTGTTCTTTTTGCCACAGTTTTTATTGCTGTAAAC